ACTAAATTGACATTTTCCTTTTACAGGATAATATATTCTTTGTTCGTCTGGAATATCTGGAAATCTTACAGTTTTCCAACTTTCTCTTTTTGGACCTTGTGTAACAACACCGCATATAGTATTTGGAAAACTGGAACTCTTAACTCTATTAATTGTAACATCACCAACTGCCCACATACCTGCAGTTCTTTCACTTCTTGCTTCATGATATAAATTAAGAGCCAAGCAAACAGTATCGTTGCTCATAGATAAATCTACATCTGGTTTTGCATCTACACTTGACGCAAAAACTGACATAGTCAATAAAGATAGAAAAATTACACGTTTCATATTATTCTCTAAATTCTTTCCAATATTATAACAAAATATTGAAGAATGTCAATCATACTATGTGTGTTTATTTGGCTAGTGTAATGTTTGTGGTTGCTTCTACAAATTTGTCTGCTATGGCTTCTGCTGTTTGGCCATATGTAACTACTGTATCTTTATTTATACTTATCTTCTCTGGCATAGAGCTCATCATCCAAGGTACTAATCCTAATCCACCTTGTGGATTTGCCGCAACAATACTTGCTTTTGAAACAATTAATTGGCCATCTGTATCTTCCTGAAATTGCCCTATGACCTCTTCGCCAGTAAGCAATTTTAGTGTAATTATATCGTTTTTCTTTATTGGTTTGTCTAATAACATACGTTTTATCCCTATAAATTGTGGGTTTATAACTGTATTTAACAATAACAGAGTATATAAGTCATGGATTACTGGCACTTAAATATTATCTGAATTTGCAATTTTGTAAATTCTAGGAGGTTGATATGGATATTCTTAAAAGTGTTGGCGGATGGGCCAAACAACTTACAGATGTCGGTATAAGTGTAATTGCACTAGGAATAGTTTTAGAAATTCTATTTGGTGGTGCAATACCTTTCCTAGGAGATATGAACGTGGTACCAAATATCATGGCCATATTAAATGGATTGAGTAACGAAGGCTTACTAGGTTTAGTAGGTGTATGGGTACTTTACCACATCTTTAACAAGAAGTAACATAGACATAGAATGATAAAGGCCTGAGAAATCAGGCCTTTTTCTTTTAAAATATATCAAAATTCTACATTTCTAGCATATTTTTCTGTTTTTTGTTAAATATATGTGTTGGGCAGAATAGATTTCAGTCTAACAGTAATAAAACATCGCCTCCCTCTTAGGATAGGCTAGATAGAGCAGGAGAACTGCAAAATGACTGTTCAACAGATATGCAAGGTGGCCACCAAGCATTACAATTAAGGAATATAGTATGACTGATTCCTTATATAGTCTATAAGTTTATAGTCCTCAGCACGGAGTGACTCTATAAACCATTCCTTATTCTCTTTAGAAACTTTATAAGATTGATTCAAGTCTTTAAATTGCTTTCTGCTACGACTTAAAAAAGGATCAGTAGGTAAATTTATATCTTGCTCTTGCATTATTCTAGTCAGACTAGAAAGTTCATATACTGCTTTAACTTTTGCTTCATGTTTTTTATACTCTTCTAAATTACCTAACCAGAAAGTTAAAGGCGAGAGTAATAAGTTTAAACCTGAGTCTGAAAAATTATGCCTTTTATTATCTACAAGTCCTTGTCGTAATCCTGATATAAAATGATTAGGTGTTGGAAAGTCTGTAAAAACATTTTGTTCTGGTTTTGTAAGATCCTGATAACCTCCGCCTTGAAATAATATGTTTACATTTTTATTCATTTGACGCCTTCTGCTATTGGTATATCTCTCCCAATATCCACTACAAAATCTTTCTAAAGGGTCTCTTATACTGAAAACACAATATGTATCTATATTGTATAGTGTAATTATATGGCTAGGCGCGACAGTAAATGGTACAGGAGATGTAGAAAGATAAAAAGCATTTCTTAATGAAGTTCCACCTGTCTTTGGTATGTGTAAATATATCATTAATCATCTTGTATTGGAACTTCTAACCACTCACATATACTATTGAAGAGTTGCACTCTGTTTGCAATACCTCTGCTACTATGCCAATGTACAATGTGGGCATCATTAATATGTATGCCGTTCCAATCGTTGCCTACTTCTATGTTTTGTTGTAAATTAGGTATCATGTGTCCTTGATACGCCATTTTAGGTTCATGTACCTCATCTACTGTAACTCCTTGACCCCATAACATATCGTTATAAATGTCTTGTTCATCAGACCAAACTTTTAAACTATCTATTTTTTCCATAGTATAGTCCATCCACTTCTTATCCATTGTAGCAGGATAATATCTTACATCGCAATTAAAGTTATTTTCAAAATTAGGTGAACGTTTTGGGTCACTATGGTTAAACATAGTAAATTTGTCGTACTTACCAAATATTTCTGTAGGTTGTATCATCGTAGTATCCAACCCTGTAAATAAAATATTACATGGTTCACTATTCCACAAGTCGTATATCTTTCTAAAGTTTTGCTGGAACACTTCAAATACATGCGACACTTCTTCCTCTAAAAGTACATACTCCCAATCTCCTTCCATAAAATGTTTAAAAGTAGAATAAGATAAGTTTTGCAACTCTTGATACATTGGATAGGTGTCTTGTTCATGTATAGGCACCTGTTGTCCAGGATCGTAATTTTCCTTCTTTACTTTGCAAAGTGTTTGAACAAAATAGTTCTTCATATGATTCTATTTTCGTATTGTGATAAAAAGTCGTCTGCAACCTTTTTAATCCATGCTATTTGCTCTGGAGTAATTACAGCACTTGTTCCATGAAAAAAAGTATTTGTTAAGGTAAATGTTGCATTAGGAAAATTATCTTTAGCATCATTTGGATTCATTAAATGGCTGTAAGCAGGTTGTAGCATAATGTTTCCTGCAAAATAAGGCCTTGTTTGTATCTTGTTATCTTCTAGATAGTCTACAAATTGTGTTCTTGTAAAGGGTGCGTCTTTTCTTATTGTTAAAGGAAATGCAAACCAACTAGGGTCTGAATGTTCTCTAGGTCTAGGTAGCATAAAATACTTCTCATACTTTTCATATATCTCAAACAATAATTTATAATTTCTTCTCCTAAGAGCATGTATAGTATCTAACTTTTTAAGTTGCTCAAGGCCCATAGCACTTTGGATATCTATTGGTTTTAAATTGTAACCAATTTCGTCATAAACAAATTTATGATCAAATGTTTGGTCAGGCATTGTGGGTATCCAATCACTAAAACGTTTTTTACAAGTTCCATGTTTTAGTTTATTTGCTTCAGGCCCTACGCAATAACAACCTCTCCCCCATTCTCTAAAACTTCTGGTAATTACTTCCTGCTCATTTGTATTACATGCTACAAAGCCTCCCTCTCCCATTGTCATATGATGTGCAGGATAAAAACTACAACTAGCCATTTCTCCAAAACTACCTAAAGGCTCTCCTTTATATGTACTGCCTAAAGCATCACAACAGTCTTCAAGTAAAACTAAATTGTATTTTTCTACCAACTCCATTAGTTGGTCCATGTTAGGTGGATTACCTAATACGTGAGCAAATGTAATTACTTTTATGTCAGGATCATTTTTTAGTATCTCCTCACATTGATCTAAATCTAAATTTAATGTATCTAATTCTATATCACAAAATACAGGTTCAAATCCTACCTGTAATGCTGGATTAAGTGTTGTTGGAAATCCTGCAATAGGCATTAAAACTTTTGTGCCTTTAGGAAAGTTATGACCTCTTTTGCTTGTTAATGAAACCATCATTAACAAATTTGCACTACTGCCTGAATTTGTTAGTACTCCATGTTTTTTACCATAATACTTTGGAAATTTTCTTTCAAACTTTAAACTTTTATCGCCCATTACAAGCCAGCCATCTAATAATGTTTCTGCGGCTGATACATATTCGTCACTGTCAAATAAAGGACCAGCATAATTTACAAAGTCCTTTCCAGGCTCCCAAGTTTTATTTGCTTGTTTTTCGTCTATGTATTCTTTTATTAGTTCTAGTATATTATCTAGTTTATTGTCCATGTCACTATTTATTTGTATTTTATTCGTACTCTGTTGGTTCTGATCTATTAGATTTTACTTCACATGCTTCAAATTTGCCAATTGTTTCATGTGCAATACTTTCTAGGGTATCTTTAAATTTAAATTTAAATGTTTCTTCAAACTTTTTAGTAGTAACTCCAAAGTTATAATTTTTCTTTTCTAATTTTTCATTTGTAATTACTTTAGGTGTGTCCTTATTAATTACTTTTACTTTTGATATTTTGCCAACAACTTTTGCAATCTCTCCAGATGTACTTGTAAAACTTGCAAGGTTGTAAACACCTCTATGATCTTTATCGTTTTCTATAATTGTATCTATTGCTCTCACAAGATCATTTATGCCTAAAATACTTCTTTTTGTATCTGCGTTAAATAAATGTATCTCGCCTTTAGTTTTTGCAGTATTTGTCATAGCATTAATCATTACATCAGTTCTAATATGTGGTGCAGGACCATTTACTGTACCAAATCTCAAGCCATAATACTCCGTATCACTAAGTTTTGCTAAATGATCAATATGTAATTTTGCCATATCATAAAAATTTATAGGAGAGAAGTCTAGAAACTCTTCATCTATTTCGTCTTCTGTGGTATTACCATATACACTACTGCTACTAGCATATATAAATTTTGTTCCGTTAAGTTTTTTTAATAAGGTAGCAAAGTTTCTTACATTATTATTCCAACTACTAAACTTGTTATCACACATTTTAACACTACTATGGCCTGCTAATAATATTACTACATCATACCTTTTAATATATCTGTCAGTAATATCGTTGTAGTCAACAAAATTAAATTGTGCGTCTGATGTTGCACCAAACCAATTTAAATCTACATTATGAATATTGTATTTAGAATTTAATACTTCATTGATTTTTGAACCAACGTAACCTGCACCGCCTATACACAAAACTTTCTTCATGCAACTATTTACCAGTTGCTATCGCTTGTTCGTATAATTGTTGGCTAGCCAAATTTTTTGCTTTGGCTTCGCATTGTATGTCAAAGTTATCCCAGAAACTCAATGCCCATTCGTTTGCCTTTGCATTAGGATAAAAATCCGAATGTGCTCTAAGTTTTTGTTTTTTACTACCTAGATCGAGTAAGGTAGTGATATCATGCAAAGTTCCGTGTTGACTGTTTCCTGATAACAAGGATGGTTCTGGTAACCATTCATTCCTGCTATAACTATAATGTAAAGTAGGCCTAACACCGCGCCAACTATCAATGACCCTTTTAACACGGTCATCATCTGCTTGTATATATTCTTCATCTCTAATCCAATGATGGTGTATATCTAACACCAAGGCTAAATGTTTTTCTAATTTTAATGATTCATCAAGACCCCAACACATTTCGTCATTTTCTATAGCGATTGTGTTACGAGCCTCAGGGCTCAATTTATCAAGTATATTTATAATACCTTGATACCCTTGCTTACCTGAAATATGGACATTACATTTCATGTCCATAAACTCCTTGCCAAAACCCATCCAACGTATCATGTTTGCATGATATTCGAATTCATCAATACTTCTTTCTACAACGTCAGGCTTATCACTTGCTAGTACACAAAACTGTCCTGGATGGAAACTTAGGCGTACATCATTTTGTCTAGCAATTTCTCCTACTTTAGCAAAACCTTTCTCTAGTTCTTTAATTACAGTAGGATCTTCAAAAACATATCTCCAAGTAGGCTCTGTTGCCATAGGTATCTGATTACTGCCCAGTCTTACCATACGCATTTCGTCTGGCAGTCCACCTACATACTCCACAAGATTGTAGGCACTTTGCATATTGTGTTCAACAAGATCTAATAACTTTTGCTCTGCTACAGATTTATCCTCTTGTCTATTACACCATGCAACAGTTGTACTTTTTTCTGTAAAACGTTGTTGTTTTTCTAATAGAACTTTTTTAGGTTGTGTTTGGTCTTCTTCTAAATATTTACAACAAAAACCAATACGTTTTTTACTTTGATCAAACATTACTTTTTAAATATCTCTTTTGCTTTTGATAAACTGTCTTGCACATTGTCTACAACAGGATGTGTACAAGCATCTAAATACTTAATTAAATTATAGTTTAGTTCTTCTAAACTGTCAAATGTTAATTGCTCTGGCACAGGATTTATTTCCTGATGTATTTTATTTCCATCTTGTTTAATATCTACCTCATGTATAGAGTATGTATTTTTTTCAGATGTAATTGTTCTAACTATTCTAAAAGACTTTTCCATGCGGTAAGTATAGCACATATATTAAATAAGTCAAGAACAGATAAATACTATTTGTAATTACAAACCAATCTCTGGAGATATAAATGGCTACAGTTAAAAAATACAATTTAGCAGGTGTTGGGGCGAATGTTGAACTTGGTAAACAAGGTTCATACATTGCCGGTAATGCCAGTGCAATCGGTTTTTACACTTCAGGCGATGCTTTACAAAAAATAGCAGTTGCAAATGCTACTGTAAGCACCCAAGCAGTAACAAAGGCACAATTAGATGCCGCCTCTGAAGATTTAGTACAACATATAACAGTTGATGTAGACTATAATGGTGGAAGTGCCAATATAGCCAGTGTTGCCGCAGGTACAAGAGTTCTTTCGGTAACAGTAGAAATACCAACTGCATGGACTGGAGGAAATTCTACAGGCGATTTTATTGAAGTTGGAGACACTTCTAATGCAAGTAGATTTATCCGTGCTGGTGATATGGATGTAACTAAAGTAGGACAATATCATTCACAATATCAATACGAATATTCAAGTGCTGGTGTACTTAAATATGCAATAACAAATGGAAATGCCAGTGGCGGTTCCGCAACAATTAGTATTGTAGTTGCAAGTGATAGTGTAACAGTTACTGATTACGGTTCAATTAACAATGCTCAAAACAGCAACAACGACTTAGGTAACATTAGTTAGGAGTAAACAATGGTAGACTCAGTAAAAAACTATGGTATTGCAGGAGTTGGTGCAAATGTGCAACTTGGTAAGAGTGGTGTTAAAGTAGTAGGCAGTAACTCTGACCAAGTTAGTTTTGTAAACACTAGTGATGCATTAGTAAATGCCAATCTGGCTAATGGTAGTGCGGCCACTCATGCTGTTACAAAAGCACAATTTGATGTTATTGAAGCACCAAAACTAAAATACAAAGACACAACAGTAAACTACAATAGTGGTACAGTATCTATAGGAACAACAGATTCCAATACTATTATACATATGGTAATGGTAGAAAAAGATGCTTCATGGACAAATGCAAATGATACAACTAATATTACTGTTGGAGACGGTAGTGATAATGACAGATTGTTTGTAGGCTTTGATCCTGACATTCAGGTAAAACAGGACTCAAAGTATAAATATGAAAGTGCCACAGCCTTAAATGCCTATGTCACACAAGGTGGTGCATCGGCAGGTTCGGCAGTAGTAAGAGTTTGGTACTCAGGGCAAATAAGTTAAAATGAAAGTAAATAGTATCATAGAAAAGAAATCTAAACAAGTTAAGGCTTCTGAAAAGAAGCCTAAACTTAATAAACCTAATCTAGGTCATGAATCGCCACATCCTATGCAAGGTAGAATGGTAGGCGAAAGTTTAATAGAAGTTTTCTTTAAATATGCTAATAATACTAACATACAATTAACAGAACAAGAACTACAGTTAATACAAGAAGCGCCTGGAGATATAAGAAAGTTTTTGGCTATCTTAACAATAATGGGCGGATTAGGATATGGCTTTGGAAAGATGTTAGATGCCACTAGTTTTAAACATAGTGAACTAGGTATGGAACTAAAAGCGGCCGCAGACTAAGGTGATGAAGTTGCCGCATATCATTATAAAAATTTAGACGTATATGCTGATGTAAATGATCAAAGAACTATTATAAATCTACGAATACATTATTTAGATGATTCTCCAAGAGAAGATGTTAAAGCAAGATTAGCCAAACAGGCTAATAAAGATGATGATTATAAAACTATACAACAACCTGATAGGCAAAATAGAAAGAATGAATCTAAAGAAATTAAAAGATCTAATCCAGTAGCAAAACATTCAAGAAATATGTCTGGTGCAGGTGCTCACAGAGACAAAAAGAAAGAACTAAAAAAAGGTGTAATTAAACATAAAGGTAAAGAACTAGAAGAAGGCGGATATTCTGCTAGTAAATCAGCATTAGTTAAAGCAGTACTAAACGATTTAGAAAAAAAGGCATTATCTGATGATGCAGATAACCTAACTTTCCTTAATAAATTAGCCAGAATGATAGGCAAAAAAGTTTATAAAAGAGAAAACGGTTCACTAGTTATGGAAAATCCTATTCCATTTACACAATGTCCTAAATGTAAAGGCAGTATTGTACATGAAACACAATTAAATGAAAAGCAAGATGCCTGTTACCA